TTCTTTTCAATCACGGACACGCCGATTTTCAGGTAAACAAAGGTGATCGTATCGCACAACTTGTTCTTGAGAAATGCGATACACCAGAAGTGGTGGAAATTGGTCTCCTCGAGGAGACCGAGAGAGGTTCGGGTGGATTTGGTTCTACAGGAAATTAAAGATAATATGGTAATCTTTCTTAATGGAAAGTGTTTTCAAAGTTTTTGCAACAGAGTTATATAGATCTGGTAATCATATTGGATATAATGTAAAGTTCAAACATATTAATCCTATATGTAAAAAATGGTCTAAAAATCGGAATCCTGACATGGAGCGTGTCACCGAAATGTATGAGTATTATAAAGCTGGGGGATATATTCCAAGATTTATACATCTCGCAGAACTCGAGGGGGAAGGAATTGTTTGCTATGATGGAAATCATCGCCGTGAGTTATTAAAATTAATTGATAATGGTGAAATCGAGTGTATAGTTGATGTGTTATTTAACGCTTCAAGACAAGATGTACATGAAGCATTTTCAAGTGTTAATAGAGCCGTCGATGTACCAGAAATATATTTGGATGACATATCTAATATCAAAGATGAAGTCTTGGAATTAGTAAAAAAATATGAGACTAAATATAAACAATTCACATCTAAAACGTCGCGATGCCGTTCACCAAATTTCAATCGAGATGTATTTACAGATAATATCACAAAAATATATAAATACTTTAATGGCTCCAAAACTATAAATGAAATTGAAGATCTTTTAGAAAAGTTGAACAGAGAATATGCAAATGGAAAAATATGTAGACCACATTCTAAGTATGCGTCCTCAGCTGTAGACAAATGTAAAAAATTCGGTTTATGGTTATTTTTAGAACGAGAAGTATCTCCAGAACATATAGAAAAGATTTCAAATAAGAAGAAATTTGGTATATTTTAGTAACCATTGTACCACAAATCTTCTGCCACGGGCATAAATAAAATACCTTTTCGCATCGCCATCCACAATTTCGCATGATCAATATTTGGATAGGACCATAACATCCACCTTTCCCAATATTCGGTTGAATACCAATCGTCCCAATCCTCATGGGTGCTGTGATCAATCATGAGCATACCCCGGTGGATTTCGTGTATGTCCGTCTCCAGTCGTAGCGTCTCTGGAACAATAGCACCCTTCTCTATGAGATGCGCACGCATGCGTTGAGAATCGCGGTGATCTGTGTAATCCTCAACACCAACCTGTCCAAAGTTAATGCTTCTCTTATTGGGAAGAATTACCCGGTACTTATGAGATGGGCATAGACTTGGGCTGAGTACAACGCGCATTATATTGTACCTCATCAATAATTTTAGTTCTTCTTTGCGCGTTTAATAATAACAAACTCGAGATCCCCCTTTTTCACATTACCACGGGTCATTGGATTTTTGAACAATACCATATTACCATTTGCGTTGAGAGCACTTGTCATAGACATCCGCGCCAATTTACGGAAAGAGTTTGGTGTGAGATACAGTTTGTTAATTTTCACAACCTTTTCACCAGATTCAATATTGTTGGTGCTGATTGGATCTCTTGGAAAATTTTTCACCTTCATATTTTTCCAAGGAATCTTATTTGATGTATTATTTTGATTCGCATTCTTTTTTATTTGTTTTATGTTTTGTATGTAGTTGGACGTATTTGGTCTGTTATTGTTGTTGGCAAAGTTAAGACGACGGCCACCATTTACCATAAACGTCATCCGCGCTCTTCGCATACGGCGAAGGGCATTGGGATCTATTCTTCGCGGTCTGGCCTGACCCACATTATTTTCATTTGTGTTTGAGTTTGTATTAACGACCCGCAACTCACGGGCTCTATTGTAGTTATTTGTGTTGTAGTTTGAATTATTCATTCGCACCATATTATCATTCGCTGGATCTCGCATCTTGTAGTTTATAAAGATTTAAATTGATACGTGCTTATGAAGACATATACATCCCACGACGGTATTCAAATCAAGGTGGGTGAAAATGCTAAAGACAATGACGCATTGACAATGTCAAGTTACCCCAAAGAGTGGTGGATGCATGCAGCTGGATGCCCAGGGTCGCATGTGATTATATGCCACGAGGGGGATACCATCCCCAAAGAAACGAAGAGAGATGCGGCAGTTCTCGCGATACACCACAGCAAAGCCCCAAAGACGAAGATGTCGCTCGTTGATATGGTTCGTATGGAACAAATACATAAATACGCAAACTCTAATCATGGTCAAGTACAACTCATTGGCGACTATATGACGTTTACAATTTTTATGAATAAGGAGAGACCAAGGTTGGAGAGACTATTAAAAAGATGAAACGAATGTAATACAAAATGGCGCTCAAAAAGGAAGAAGTCACCTCCCGCGAGACCCCTGATGCTATGGAAAAGCGCATGTTCGAAGCCAAGATTGCTGCGATGGAAAAGGCTATGAAAGGCGAAAAGATCCGCTACAAGTCCAAACGAGACCCCGAGAGATTCTTGGATTTCTTGGAGTATCGATTGAAGATTTGGGAAAAGCTTCAAGATGAGACATTCTACGCGAAGCGAATGTATGAAAAGACGAAGGAAGTCATTGAGGGTCTCAGTTGAGGCTTGAGTAGTGACCAGCAATGTAATACACATCTTTAAAACCCAATTCCTCTAATTTCTCTGCCGCAAATCTGGCCCGTTGTCCAGTGTTGCAGTAGACGAGTAACCCCTTCTTTGGAAGTTCCGTAGTTGTCTTCTTATTGATTTTATTGACTGGGATATGAAGAGCTCCCCGGTAATGCCCAGCTCTATATTCCGCGACTGTACGAACATCAATGACCTTCTTTATCTTTCCCGAACGAATCATCTTTTTGGCTTCTTTAGAACTCACGAGGTTTTCACCAAAGTATGTGTAGGCCGCTGCTACCGCGAGACCTCCTGCAATAATGAATGGGAGCACCATTTATAATATACTTAGATTTTACTCCCCGCCCAATTTACAATCCGTTGTAAAGACCAACGTGCATCAATATTCCCCAGAAGTTCCATCTTTACCAATATTTTTCGAATCTTTTCACCTGACTTTGGTATTTGTGCGATATGATTCAATCTAAATCTTTGACCCCGTGCATCAGTCACCTTCATATAATATGGAAAGTTTGTTGTGAAGTATGTCCACTCTAATGTATTACGTTGTGCTTTGGGAACATACTTGTGAATGAGACCCCATACTATAGCCTTTACGAATGAAAGTCGGTCTCTTGGGTCTTTGGGTCCTAATGGTGTTCCCATTGTATCGTGCATCATCGCTATAAACGCCTCTATGTAGCAAAAGTGATGTTGTGATAATTCGTCATATTGTGAAATCTTAAAAGACTTTTCAAGAATCTCTGTATTTGGTACACGAATCTTGGTATCCTTGAGGAGTTGCTTGTAGCTCTTCACATCGGTGGTCACAAATCCACCAGTGGGTTGAAACGTAGTCGTATCTCTTTTCAGAGAATATGATGTCTCGAGTTCATCTATAAACTCTCGTCTATTAGGACCCATTGAATTAAATAATTTGATAGTCTTTGCGGTATGGTCCACCCGTACAAGTCCGTAATGACCACCACCATCTGGGTATGTGTGCGCGATGTGTCTATATTCTAGACCTGTGTGAGTTTTTCCGGGTGTCGTCGTACACACAAACTTAAAATGAACTCCAGACTCTTTTTTGATATCCTCCCCAATCTTTTCAAAAATTCCACGTTCCTGGAGAAATTGTTTGGCGATTTCGGAGGCATCCTCGATAGCCATAAGGTCTCGCGCCGAGCGCTTTATGTGTATCCGACTCTCGATATAGTCTTGTGTGTCTATGTGCGATGTCTCGTTCTTCAATTTCAAGAGGTGATTTCTCACATTTGTATTGGAGATGAGTTTGATTGGAACTCTATCCATCGTGGAGTATGTACAATTTATATTTTTAACCCAGCTTATTTGCGAATTTCCAATATAATTTCATTTCACTTGGGGAGGGAATTACACCTTTATTAAATTTACGCTTAATCTTTTCTAACGCCTTCAATTCAGCTTGTTTTTGGCGATTGATAATTCTTATATTCTTATTCAGATTTGCCCACATTCTAGGTGTGAGGGCTTTTTGTCGGTTCATATACAATATACATATAAATTAGTTACCGAATGCAATACCAGCCATACCATTCTTGATACGGAGGATGTTGTAGTTGACCGCATACACGCGGTGGAGCTGGTTACCCCCAGTTGGTCCAACGAGAGACAACTTCGCGTTATCGATGCGAGAGAAGTTGAGCGTTCCTGTGGGTTGCATCTTGCTCATCGTGAGGCAGAATGGCCACGAGAACGTGGGAAGGTCATCAAGGAGGTTATCGGGCAAGTCCGTGCAATGCATTTCTGGGACAACGTTGTGGTGATACACGTTGGACGTTTCTTCGAAAAGAGCGACACCATTAATGTACATTGACGACTTTTGAAACGTAAATTCTTGAGCCCAAGGCGACACGGTCGCCTTACCAGATACCAAGTGAATAGACTTCACTGGGTGGTTGAAATAGGTGAGGTCAATTTCCGTAGCAGTATTAGACGCCAATTGGTATTGCGTCTGGGTAATGAGCATCTCGTGCTCCTGTTCCGTAAAGAACGCACGTTCATCCGTGTCCAAGTAGATGTAGTTACCGTACACCTTGGGTCTCTCCAATGGAATGTATCCATCACGGCACTTGATACGAAGTTCCACGTCGTGGTACTGGAGCGCCACAAGTGGGAGACACTTCGTCCAATCCTCACCAAAGAAGAATGGAACCATAAAATAGTTACCACCGTGGTTTTCCTTGACCAAGTTGGTCGTCACGGCACACGACGCCTTGGCTGTGTTATCACGCAAAAGTGGGTTGTACACACCTTGAATGAAGAGAGAATCGAGTTCAGACACCTTTTGACCCCCAATCCACAATTCAAATGTCGTTGGGTTCGTAGCGCCGGCTGAAAAGAGACCATCGGAGTTGGTCGCGACACTGGAGATATTCGTACCTTCAATCCAGATGTAACTCATGAGGTCACCCTTGGAACGGATGGGGATGACGACTTCATTGGAGGCGCCAAAGGTACCGATGTAATCCATACGCTCTGGCTTCATCGCGAAGTTGGTATAGCGTTTGTAATTTTGACGGAAAAAACTGACTTGTGGGTCACCAGTAATGTACACATCCTGGGCACCCACTGAAACAAGTTCAATCAAGGCAGCTGACATTTTACTAGTAAATGATATTAAAATTTTGGCTCGATATCCACATAACATGGTAGTCTTCCAAGCGTTGACGTGGGAGGCAAGAGACGCAGATGACGAACATCTCATCAGTATATTAGGTAAAACCGAGGATGGTAAATCTGTGTGTCTCACGACATCTTTTAGTCCATACTTTTTTATTAAACTTCCTGGACATATAAACACTCACAAGATTCAGAGAATTTACGATATTCTCTGTGAGAAGTGTAAAGGTTCGTTGCTATCCTACTCTGTCGCGAAATCAAAAGATGTTTGGGGATTTCAAAACAATGAGGAGTTCTTATTTATGAAGTTGAGTTTTAAGAACTTACAAGCGAGGCGACTGGTTGATTCATTTTTAAGAAATCCTCTCGAACGTACCCCAGACCTCCAAGAAATATTTGGAGTGCGACACGTAAAAGTCTATGAATCAAATTTGGATCCTATGCTCCGTCTGATGCATCGCACTGGGATTCAATCGACTGGATGGTTGGACACCGGTGATGCGTGTATTCGGTCACACCTGGCAAATGTCGACATTGACCTCTTCTGTAACAACTGGTCAACCCTCAAACCCGTAGCCAGAGATGATATCGCACCATTTGTTGTGGCTTCTGTTGATATTGAATGTAACAGTTCTACAGGTAAGTTTCCAGATGCTGAAATTATGGGTGATGCGTGTTTTCAAATTGCGATTTCACTCTGTACATTTGGTTCTGATGAACCATACGACAAGACGTGCCTGTGTTATAAACAGACCGACCCTAACCTGGAGGGGTGCACTATCATCAGTTTCAATACTGAACGAGACATGTTAGAAGCATTTCAGAAATACATCCAAGAGAAAGAGGTTGATATCATTACGGGGTGGAATATATTTGGATTTGATCTTGAGTATATGTACAAAAGAGCTCGCATCACCCGATGTGACCCAGACTTTTATAATTTGGGGAGACTTCGGGATACTGAGTCTGAACTTGTGATTAAGAAGTTATCCTCGAGCGCTCTCGGTGATAATCTTCTCAAGCTTTTACCAATGCCTGGACGTTTCACATTCGATATGTTCCATGAGATTAAGAAGGGCTACAAGTTGGATAGTTACAAATTGGACAATGTCTCCAAATTGTATCTTGGGGACCAAAAGATTGATATGGCACCCAAGGAGATGTTTGCACGTTACCGCGAAGGTGACCCTGTAAAGTTGAGGGATGTTGCGGAGTATTGTATCAAGGATACTATTCTCCCACACAAACTTATGAAGAAGTTATGCACCTTGTTGAACTTGATTGAGATGGCTAAAGCCACGTGGGTCCCGGTACCGTTCCTCGTGGAGAGAGGTCAACAAATCAAGGTATTCTCACAACTTACAAAGAAGGCTCGAGAATTGGGATTTATGGTTCCCACGATTCGGTACGGTGCACTCCCAGAGGAACCTTATGAGGGTGCGACAGTCCTGGAGGCCCAAAAGGGTGCGTACTATACCCCAATTACAGCCCTTGATTTTGAAGCGTTGTACCCGTCGATTATGATGGCGCACAATCTATGTTATTCAAGTTATGTGATGGATGAGAAAAAGTATGGTAATATCCCCGGTATTAACTACGAGACATTTACGATTGGTGACCGGACGTACAAGTTTGCCCAAGAT